TTGTAATGCCCAAGTTGTGATTGCTTGACTAGGCCGTGCCAAGCCATCTTCATAAGTTTTCCAACCATTGCGTTTGTTTGCTGAATTTATAGCTAGTATAGACGCTCTTTTTAAAATTCTCTCACAATATGAATGAACCGCAGTACCAATACTGCAAGCTAAGTCTCTATACTCTATTGAACCTGGTTTTTTAGTCCATTTCATTAATGCTGCTTTTTGTTCAGCAGGTGCAGTATGTTTTAATATCGAAGTTACTGAATGATATTCTCTTTCTTCTTCATCTCTATAAACTCTGTGCTGACCAGAATCATCACGCACCAATGATGAATGGCGTAATCCTGCTAGTAATGTTTGCCTGTCCTGATCTTGAGGTAAGGCAAGAGTCATTTGTTTATAAAGATTTTTCTTAACTTTAACTGGCTTACGCTTGAATTGCAAGATAGTCATTATTCATCGTAAAAATAATAAGGTCTAAATCTAATAGCAAGTATTACTAAAGAATCTATCCATATATGAGAATATCTAAACTGATGTTCTTCTACTATTTCTCCAGTTACAAATTCCCAAAATATTGCAACTAAATTATCAAAACTTTCTAATTTAGTTCTTGGTAAATATGTTTCTACTCTTTTAAGAGCTTCTTCTGTTGAAGATCGAGGTAATATATTTTCTACATTTGGGTAGAATAATATATGCTTCATTAAATTAATCATAGTGATTCAACTAAATGTAAATTCAATATAGCAGCTAATTTTTCACTCAATTTTCTTACTATGACTGTAATCTGCCGTATTACAATAAAAGTTATGAATTTTTTCTATACCTAAATGTATATTCACCAGAAATTAAAGCGAAATTAAATATTTCATTTCGTTAAGTACAAAATTTAATCGAAATAAGCCTTATCGCTCCAAAAGACATCATCACAATAAGCTGTATGAGTAAAGTTCCATTCGTAGGTTCTGGTATGCCCTTTTTTTAACCTCCAAGTCATTCCTTCTCTTAAAGCTAATTTCTTGTTTTTCTTATTATCCAATGGTCGATAACCTTGTCTTCTCCATTCTAAAAGTTGCTTTTCTGTAACTCCAAGACACTCTGCCATGTCAGCAGTTGAAACCCAACTATTTAAAGTTAGTTTACGATATTCACTAAGTTGAGAGTCTATGTTTTCGTTTAATTTTTCAATATTCTCTATCGGTAAATCTGATCTAGATTTAATTTCTCCTGATTCAAGGCGATTTAAAGCATATTGAATGATTTCTAAATCTGAATAAGCATCAAATTTTAAAACATATTTATTTGGTATTCTTTTAAAAAACTTTTTATAAAAAAAATTACTATATCTTTCAGATATTTTAGCTCTATATTTTTTAGACAATAAAAGGCCAAAATTACTTTCTGTTGGTTTTTCAGGAATATCACCACAATTATCCTGAATATTCATAAATCTTTCTCCGTTATATCGACCCAATGAAACCAATCTATTGTTGATTTCAAAATGCAATTCCCAAAGTCTTTTTCTTCATATCTAAAAGTTCTTTTTAGGTCAAAGTCATAATGAATCTGACCTATATATGGAGTTTTGGGAAAATCTATTCCCATTGATGACCTAAAATAAATGCTCATACTGCTTGCCAGCCTTTTTTCTTTCTATATGAATGGCTTTTTCTTCTAAACTTGAGAACATTATGACTTTTAGGTTTTCTTGAAGTTAAATGCCAACCGTTACCTTTAGGACACTCATAAGCATATGAATGGCCTTTTCCCTTTTTGCACATTTCTGCTGCAATAATTTTAGCTTCTTCTTCTGATTTATAACTGACCTTATCACACTTATAACAATGGCCTAAAACTATAAATCCTTTGGCTTGAATGTAACTTTGAAGGTTTAAAAAACTAAGTCTTTGCATCTTAAATAGTTATTTTTTCTTGATGTTCAATAACTTCGGGTCTGGAAGAATGGACATTTAATTCATTTTTCATTACAGGTGCAAAATAAGTATCAATACTTCTTCTTATTAACTCAGAAATAGAAGTCCCAGGTTTTTTATGCTTCATCAATAATTCATATTGTAAATTAGTAATTTGAACAGAAATTCTGTACAAAGCAGATGGATCAGAAGTTTCAGGCATGATAAATAATATATATATGGCATCATCATAGCCTACTATTTAATCCTTTGCAACAATATATTTACACAAAAAAACTGCCAGTAGATTAAGCTGGCAGTCAGTGTTGCGTTTAACTCTTTTATTATCCTCCGAAAGGATCTTCATAGGATAGTAGCTTCTTTAAATCAAAACCTTTTGACTTAACTTTTTCCCAAGCTGCTTCTAGCTTCTCTTGATCGTCTTCATCTTGTGGCTCAATTTGAATATCATAATTCCAACGACCTCCTTCTCTATCTAATGAGAGAGAAAGATCCCACTCCATAAGATTCTTATACTTTCTATTTAAAGATAGCTTTCTGATCTTACTTAGAATTTGATACTGGTCTGCTTCTAAAATACGAACCATTCCGTTCTTGTAATCGTAGATAGGCCAAACGTAAGTTTCTTTAGGATCTGCTGGATCTGTACTTTGAAATTTAGTGCCTCTTTGATATGAGCCACCCATTTCAGTAAGAATCTCTTCTTCTGATGGCTTATTGACAAATCTAAAAGATTTTCCTTTATCTCCATGTACAGACTCTCCGTAGATTTTCCAAAAGATTAGGGGATCTTCTTCCAATAATGCGAAAGAAACTGGTTCTTTTGGATCTACCTTTGATGGGTTTAGATAAGAAGAAACAAGTGGGCGATCTCCCTGCTCTTCTGCTTTTTTGACTTTTTCTTCAAAAGTGGCTGAAAATTTCATAGTATTGAAATTGTTAAATAGCGTTTGTAATCAATGGGCAAAAAATCTTTGCACAATCTCATTCTAATAGCTTGACCCTTAATTGTAAATAGCCTAAAATGAAAAAACCTCCGAAGTCTGTCGATTACCAAGACAGAAATCAGAGGTTTTCACTTATCCTAATAGAATGATACATGACAATTATTAGTTTCGTCAAGACTCTTCCTGAAAACCTTGTTTATGCACCTATTTATAAGAAAGATGCACTAATGAAATCAGGCCGTAAGGCTACAGGTAAAAACCCATTAGAAGAATCATGGGAAAGAGATTTTGATAAGCACGATGTAGAGCTTGCTATTGAAAAGAATCCTGACCTACAAGCTGTTGGACTCTATACAGGTATTAGAGGAAAAGGTATTGTAATCCTTGATATTGATAAAGACCACACAGCATTGAAAAGAAAATGGTCTGAAACGCTTGTAGGTGCTCCTAAGATCACTTCTACTAAAAAAGATGCAGCAAAATACATCTTTACCGTTCCAGAGTCCCTGTGGGGGGAAGTAAAAGGGCATGGACTTCGTAAGGAAGAAGGTGGTAACTATGAAATACTTTGGGGAAGAAGACAAGGTGTTATCTTTGGTGCTTACCCAGGTGGACATAGTTCTGAAGAAGGATTCTATAAATTAACTGGCGATCTTTCAAAAATTCCTGTTGCTCCTGCTTGGTTGTTGGCTGAAATGAAAGCTCCTCCAAAACCAGTACAAAATAAAAAAGATTTAGATTTTAGCGATAGAACAGAAGATGAAATAGCTCAGATCATTCACGATTGCTTGTCAGTTATTTCTCATCAAGGGTTAGGCAGTAGAGAACATTGGGTAAGAGTTGGAATGGCTATTCACTCTGCTTTACCTAGTGATCTTGGACTGTCTTTATGGTCATTTTGGTCTGCTCAAGATCCTGACTTTGCTACTGAATGGGAAGATGCTGGAGACTATGATACTCCCTGCACTACTGCTTGGTATTCATTTAAAGCTGGTGGTATTGGTTTAGGTACTCTGATTTGGTTAGCTGATAGAGAAGACCCTGAAAGACATAGATTCTCTGCTGAAAACAAAAAAATCGTTAAAGAAGCTGAAGAAAAAAAAGTTCAGGAAGTTAGAACATCAACTCTTGATTTTGGCGATGTAATAAAACGTGCCAAGAATATCCTCGAACTAGATAATCCTGCTGAAATGAATTACAAGTTAAATACTTTGGCATTAAAAGCTGGTTATAGAGATCAATCATCTTTAGAAAAACTTATTGTCGATCAGATTCAATATGAAAGTCAAAAAGGTATTCTTGATATAGCTGATCTTTTCGCTTTAGATATTCAGAGGGAATACTTGATACCTGACATCCTTCCTACTCCTTCAGTTGTTCTTATTTATGGTGCTGGTGGAGATGGTAAATCCATGAGTGCTTGGACTATGGCAAAACACATCGCTACTGGAGATCCTTTCCTAGTTAGAGGTAGCAAAGTTCCTGTAGAACAGGGTAATGTTTTGCTATTGAATGGCGATCAACCCTTATCTCAACTTAAAGAACAATTAGAAGAAGTTAACTTTCCTGTTGAAAGTAATGTAAAAATTCAAACTGATTGGCAATTACAAAGATATGCTCAGTTTATTAAATTAATGCAAACTCATGAGCCAAAACTTGTTGTTATTGACTCTTTGATTGGTTGTAGTGGAGGTAGAGCTTTTGATGAAAATAAATCAGATTTTGCTCAACCTTTATATTGGCTAACCAGAAATAATGGAGTTCTTTTTCCAAGAACAACGATTCTTATAATTCATCATGCCAATAAAAATGGTGGATTTAGAGGGACATCTGCTATCAGAGATGCTGTTGATGAAACTTGGAAATTATCAAAACCGACCCAAGAACAAATTAATCAGGTAGGGCGTAATAGTAGATTTATTACTATTGAAAAATCTAGATCTGGAAGAATGGGTACTCAAATGATTATGAAGATGAAAGACGATCTTACCTTTTCTATCGCTGATTACACTCCTGAAATTTCTTCCGATAGTGGCTCTCCTACAACTGTTCAGGATAAGGTTCTTCAAAAACTAAGAAAAATTTATCCCGAAACTTATACCATAAATCAAATGATCCACGATCCAATGGTTGATGGTAAGGATGCTGCGATAAGAAAATCGTTCCAGAGATTAATTAAAAAAGGTCTTATTGAAGAGTATGTTGATGCCTTAGAGGATGACAACCCTAGCAAGTCTTATAGAGCAGTCCTCGCACGGGGAGAGGGTTCATATCTTGTCCCATTAGAAGAATCTTAGTCGTACCAATAAATTTTAGTGGGACAACTATGTGAGACAAGATAGATTGTCCCATTATAATTGGAACGTGAGACAACTTTACTTGTCCCATACCCTTGTCCCACACCAAATCAATGCAGTGGAGCGTGTTTATAGAGAATGGGACAATTTCAGCCACTCTCCCCAGGGAAAAATGACAAAACAACAAAGAATTAAAGCAGCAAAACAAAGAATTGCTGAATTGGAACGACTAATCAAAGCTTGGCAGACTAAAAGTTAATACAATGAGAATGTGATAGTATAAATTAAAAAGATATTAATGGCTGAATCTGGCAAAAAACCTCACGGAAACAAAAAGTATTACCACGTTCTTATAGATATAAACAGAGGAGAATTATTTGATGAATATATTCGTACGAAATTAAAAATTAAGCCTACATCTTGGATAAGAGAGGTTGTTTATAAATTTTTACAAGACAAGATTAACAAAGAAGTGTATGATGAAGCATTAAAAAAAGATCAAGCAAACTGGAATAGGGCAATTCAAAACCGATTACAAGGGAGAGCACTATCAAGAAGCCTTAATTCAACTAAAAACAAAAATACAAATGAGTGATTCTATAAAACTACAAAGATTAAAAGAAATTAGGCGTAAAGATCTTGAAAAAAATCTTTTAGATATAGAACTAAAAGGATACGACCACTATATTTTTATAAATGAAAGAAACAAAGCTCAAGTTGTGTCAAACAAAGAAGGTTGGACTACAGAACATATTCATACTGCTATTTTGAAATTTAATTTTGAAATTGATAAAACCAGTAAAATGTTAGTAAAAGATTTTGAAAAAAAATATCTTAATCAATACGAAAAAACTTTTTCAGATAAGTCTTAGGTCTAGAATTTTGATTTCTAATCTGATTTACTACAGCATTAGCTTCTAGTTCGACTAAACGACCTAACATTGAAGCCATGAATACATCTTGTTCTAATTGATGTCTTACAAGATGAGTACAATATCTTTTAATATTATCCACATCGTTACTTTTCATAATTTCTCTACAACGTAACTCGACATCTAATTCCATTTCTGGAGGTGCTGGTTCTATATCAATATTAAGAAATTTTTTTATTTTCATTTTACAGGAAACAGTTTTTCTTCAATCATTTTGACTATTGCATCATCAACATCATTATCAGACTTAGCAGCAAGATCTTTTAAAAGACTTAAAGCAGCTTTACGCAGTGATTCAGATTTACCAAATTTGATAAATAAATTAATTAGAAACTTTGACATTGTTTTTTATGTTCTTTTCTAAACATACCAAACATTAACGATTCTGGCCTTCTATCCTACTTACTACCTTTTCTAACTGGTTTATTCGATTAAATAATTCCCGAATATCTCTTTCTCTTCTGTTACTCATATTAGACAGCACCATAAGAAAAGCGGTAGCTGCTGCTCCTATTAAAGCTCCATAAACCTCTGGCATTTGCTTAAATTCATAATTATGTCTAGTATGACTAATAAATCCTAGTTATGACAGAAGAAGTCAAAAAAAGTCCACTACAAAAACTTAAAGACAACATTACAGATAAAGAAGAGCAATTAGCTTTTATCTCAGTCGTAGTAAGGCTAGTCGTTGTTGCCTGGAGTGGATTTATAGTTTCTCTGAACTACATTTCAATTCCAGGATATAGTAACGAACCAAAAGATATTACATTCCCTGCCAGTTTGCTTACGGGAGCATTGGCATCATTTGGATTAGAGGGTGCAAAAAAAAGAGGAGATGGCACATATAAGAAAGAGGATAAACCATTAAATAAAAGAGAGGTAGAACAGTTATTAGCAACACAGTCTGGTAACTACCAAACCATTAGAATAGAAACACCCATCAAAATTCTTGGTGCGGAAGTTGTAAACAAAAAAGAGGATAAAAAATGAAAAAACTCCTTCCCTTTTTATTTCTTATATCAACACCAGTTTGTGCTGATATAAAACAGGAATTTGTAACCTCTGCACAGATCACTGTAGATATGCCGTACTCTGTTACGAATAAATTAGGAACAACTTATTCAATATCAGGAAACAACATCACTCCATCTGTAACTTCTGGTGGCTCTACTACTTCTGGTCAGATTGGTGGACTTAATGTTTCTAGTCTGACTTCTGGAGTTCCAGCTTTAATTCAAACTGACAAAGCTATTACAAGTGCTGGTTCTGCATTTTCTCTTACAGAATCCATTACTATGGGAGATGCCTTACCTTCTGCCATAACTCCTTCCAGTGGAATTGCTTCGATACCTCACTTATCTGGCCAAACAACGGTGGGAAGCGGAGGAACTGCTGGAAATCTTGCGCTAACGAGTTTAAGTAGCGGAGTTCATACCTGCACGGCTGGAGGATCAGGTACTAGCTGCGTTGGTTCTACTACAGTTCGCATAACCATTGACTAAATTTTGGCTATTAATATTATTGCTACTACCTGTCAAAACTTTTGCAGTCCCCGTAGTGCCTCAGTTCAGATCTGGAAGTTCTCAGACCTCAAGCTCCTCAGAGTCAGTTATAAATGAGACGATCACAAGTCATCAGTATCGAACAGGATATTCCTACTCCGCATCAGGGCATAATATTGAAAGTGCCGATACAAACAGCTATATCAATCCCACCGCTACCACTCTTACAGAACAGACAGTTGGAGGTGTAAGTTTTAGTTGGACTTCGCCAAACTTAGATTCTGTTCCAAGATGGACAATAACA